TAGGGCAAACGCAAATATGTTTGCAAGTTTCTGGGGTGATGCTGCGGCAGAGGCTGGATTTAATATCGGGGAACGCATCCCGATGCCAACAGAAAGAATCACTACTCAAACTCCCGGATACGAGGGGTACTTCGATCTTCCCGTACAAGAAACAGATACTCCCGCACCAGCAGCTAAAAAATCCCTCAGTCTTTCTCAGATGGCGGAAGCTCTTAACAGCGCCGTTTCGAGCAAAACAGTAAAAACAGGGGCGGGAATGTTGGCCGGAGCGGCAGGTGTAACTGCCCTCATGACAGATCCTGCGGAAGCGGCAGTGCCGATGGCAGTAGAGATGGGGACTGAAGTCGGGGCGCGATCTGCTCTGAAGGCAGCGTTGCCTATGGCGGCTGGAACTGGCCCTCTCGCTCCCGCAGCAATCGCAGCTATTGTCGCTGCGGAATCAGCGTCTCCGTCCGCTGGCGCAGGGGCACAGCAGCTTAACGTCGAAGAGCAAATGCAGCTAGACGTTGCCCGCAGGACGGGAGATATCGGCGTAGAAAAAGAACTAATGGCCCGCGAACCGATTACTGAAGTTGGGGGATCAGACGCCCCGACATTCTCTTTGGATCAAGATCTTGGACAGAGAGTTACTCGTCAAACATCCACTGACGAAATGACTTTTCAGTCGATTATAAACAGACGCAAACAACGCAATGCTATGAACGAGGCAATAGAAACTCGTTTTCCATAGAAAACACTTGAGGAGACTCCAATGCCAAACAATAACTACAACTACGGCGCTTCTTACATCAACGCCGCTTGCACTACTTCTGTAGACGATCAGATGGGTGCTGACCAGCTTTACCGCGAAGGTCTTGAGTTTGACACTCGCGCAAAAACTGACGTTCTGACCGAAGACATGCCCAAGAAGCAGACAAAAACTACTGTCGATCCTTCTGTCATGCGGATGGCCGAAGAGCGCGATTACTAAGGGATACCCCTCATGGAAGATAGGTTTCTAGAACCTGCGGATGACGAGCCGGTAGATATCGCTTCTCCCGAAGATCAATTTTCAAATTTGGCCGCACACGTCAAAAAGAAATTTGAAGATTCAGAGAACGGTCGCTATGCGTACGAACAACGCTGGCTACAGGCTTACAAAAATTTTCGTGGTATTTACGATTCGTCCACTCAGTATCGCGATTCTGAGCGTTCGAAAGTTTTTATCAAGATCACGAAGACTAAAGTTCTTGCCGCATACGGGCAAATTGTTGACATTCTCTTTGCCAACAAAAAGTTTCCGCTGGTTGTAGAGTCTACTCCTGTCCCCGAAGGTGTGGCAGAGTTCGCCCACATGAAGACTCCGGTGGACGATATTGTTAATCCCGAAACACCTCAAGACCCGTATGGCTTTGAGGGGGATGGTCGCCAGCTTCTTCCGGGCGCGTTGCAAGCAGAAGAATCAAAAGACTTTCTCGGGGCGTACAAGAACGACTTTGCAAACGCACCCGTTGTAGAGGGTCCGAGCCGCATGGGGGAGCCTCAGTTCTCCCCGGCTCAAGAGTCTGCACTAAGAACAGAGAAGATTATTCACGATCAACTCGTGGATACTAACGCCGTCACTGTTATTCGGAAAAGTATTTTTGAGGCCGCACTTCTTGGTACAGGCGTCATAAAGGGTCCGCTTAACATGTACAAGCGAGTTCATCGCTGGGTAAAAGGCGATGATGGTGAGCGCGAATACGATCCGCTAGAGAAAGTTGTTCCTCGCATCGAACACGTGTCTGTTTGGGACTTCTACCCCGACCCTGCAGCAACAAGCATTGAAGATTGCGAATACGTCATTCAACGTCATCGCATGAATCAGCAGCAGCTTCGCAGTCTGCTTCTTATGCCGTACTTCCGGTCAGAAGCCATCGAAGAAGCTATCGCCTCCGGTCCAAACTACGTCGATAAATACTTTGAAGATACGATCAGAGAGGACGAGACTGAGGCGTACTACAACGAATCTCGCTACGAGGTTATGGAATACTGGGGCGTACTGGATGCTGACATGGCCTATCAGATCGGCATGGAAGACATCCCGGACAACCTCACGCAACTTCAAATCAATGCGTGGATTTGCGGCGACAAAGTTCTTCGCTGTGTAGTCAACCCCTTTACTCCTGCGCGTGTGCCGTTCTTTGCTTTGCCGTACGAGATCAATCCGTATCAGATTTGGGGCGTTGGTATTGCAGAGAACATGGAAGACGCACAGATGCTGATGAACGGTCACGTTCGTATGGCAATCGACAATCTCGCTCTCGCGGGCAATCTTGTATTTGACGTGGATGAAGCCTCTCTTGTCCCCGGACAGAACATGGACATCTTCCCCGGTAAGATTTTCCGACGCCAGTCGGGTGTGACCGGCACTGCAATCAACGGCTTGAAGTTTCCGAATACGGCACCGGAAAACATTCAGATGTATCAGATCAGTCGCCAGCTTGCTGATGAGGAGACAGGTTTGCCCTCGATCATGCACGGTCAGACGGGCGTGACAGGCACAGGCCGTACAGCAGCAGGTCTGTCTATGCTCATGGGAGGTGCAAGCCTTTCCATGAAGACCGTCATTAAGAACGTAGACGACCATCTCTTGAAGCCGATGGGAGAAGCGTACTACCAGTGGAACATGCAGTTTAACGAAAGTATGGATGACATTGGTGGCGATCTTGAGATCAAACCTCGCGGCGTAGCGTCAGTGATGCAAAAAGAAGTACGCAGCCAGCGTCTCACTGGACTTTTGCAGACTGTAGCCAACCCCATGCTGGCCCCGTTCATCAAGATCCCGAATCTTATGCGAGAGTTGGCTATATCTCAAGATATCGACCCGGAGAGCTTAGTAAACGACATTAACGAGGCGCAAGTATACGCTCAAATGCTTCAAGGGATGATGGCAAATGTTGAACAAGGAACAGGCGAGGCTGGTGGCCCCGCTGATCAACAACGACAAGGCATGGGAGGGTCTGAGGGAGTATCTGACCAATCTCAAGAGTCTAACGGTGCAAGCCCTAACGGTGGCACAATCGGAGTCGGAGCTACGCCAGTTGCAGGGGAAGCTGGTTTTACTGGAAACCCTTCTGAAATTGAAGGATAACCAAGCAGCGGTAATAAAGGCAAATAACGATGGCACAAACGTACGATAAGTGGATTAACTGGTATCACACCGTTGATACGCCCGCTGCACAGCAGCCCGCACCCGGTCCGGCTCCCGATCCGGTCACTGATCCCGATCCGGTAGTCGCCACGTCTGTCCCCGACCTTTCCACCGATCAAGGCTTCAACGTTCAAACGGAAACATCTTTGCGAAATCTTCGTAAACAAAGAAAAGATGTTGCTGCAATCGACTTCGGTACAGTCAAATACGCAACGCTAAACGACTACCTTAAAGCAGAAAATCTCGGAGACAGAAGCGGATTTTTTAGCGGCGTTGATTTTGGGGGCGTCACTAAAAAGGATCAGATTCCCGCGAGAGCCGGAGAAGCGTTAGGCGCATTCGATCCCAACCTGCTTCTTCTTGCCCTTCCGTTTGGCTCCGCGATGGTTCCGTCTCGTCAACTGCAAGATCCTACTGGTAAGTTCCAAAGATCAATCCCTGTAACGGGCATGTTCAATCCGCTTGCCACTATGGCGATAGCAGAAGAGTACCGCGAGTTATACAATATTAAAGAGTTCAACTCAAAAAACCCCGGCGTAAGAGGTCAAAAAGCGGGATTCGGTTTCAGTGTAGGCGACGTAAATATCTACCGTCGCCCCGGCGAATCTCTTTATCGCGGCCAGCTTTCTAAGGCGGGACTGGATCAGCAGACTGCACGGCGTATGGAAGAGTACGTTGACGGCACTAAAATGGGGAAAGATGTAGTTCGCTCACTGCTTGCAAAGTCCGATCCCAACGACGACTCGCCAACCACGATCACGCTTGACGAAGATTCTAGGGTTGTTCTTCCGACAGAAAATGGCGGGTACCTGCTGAACGGTAACTTCCATTTCGGCAGTGGGATTGCAAGGTATGGTTACGACGAAGATATGACTGCGCTGGGCGCTTCTGTGTTTTCTGCCAACGGACAACTGCCGCAGCAGCAGTCTACTGCGTTGGCGCAGCAGTGGAGACGCTCGGCACAAGCTCTGCCAAGGAATGCCACAGCAGCAGAAAAGCTTGCCAACTTGGAGGCGCATATCAAAGCCGCTACCAGTCTTCATCAAAGTAATTTGGTGGCGCAACAGGAGGCGGCAAGGAAGGCCGACATGGAGCGACGTAAATCTCTCATTGTGCAGGGAGTGCTTCCGGAAGGTTATCAAGCTCCGACTGGCGTCGATTTCAGCAAAGAGAGAGACTTTTACGCAAGCGTCGAAGAGGCCCGTAAAGGTATGCTCCGTGCAAATCAAAAGGGTATTGTGGGTCGAAATGAGCGTATGGCGGAGAGGGCACGGGCCAATGCCGCTCAACGTGAAAGCGACAGAGAAGAAAGACAGCAGGGCTATGAAGACAGGGGCATGAGTGAAACTCAAGCACGGTCAGCGTCGGCTGAGGCTAGTCGTTACGAGGCTATGGCGTCAGCGTATGGCTACGCCGAGGGCGGTGACATTCCTGCAGAAGAGGAACCCTTTATTGCAGGTGCGCCTGATGCCAACGAGCCTATGATTACTGGCAACGAGCTTATCGAAGCCAGTGGAGAAGAGTCGGGCTTTATCGATCGCCCACCGTCAAAGGTTACAGACAGTGAGTCCGTAGCCGATAACAAAGAAATGAAGGCTGATGAAGGCGGATACGTTATTAACGCTGCAGCAGTCACAGAAGCGGGCGAACAAGATATCTCGAAGATGATCAAGGACGCCGAAGACTACCTCCGCAGGGAGGGTCGTGAAGTTTCTACCGAAAAAAGTAACCAAGATATTCTTGTTTCTGCCGGGGAAGTCTATGTCTCTAAGGAAGTTGCAGATGTGATCGGGCGGGATCGTCTCCGTAAGATTAACAATCGCGGCCTTCCAAAAACAGAAGAAAAGATTCAAAAGGCTGCAAAGGGCGGACGTGTAGGTTACGCAGAAGGGGATGAAGTACAAAGTTTTATGGATCAGCCCGGTGAAATACCCGACGTAGGCGATGCTCCGCGTATGCAAGCAGAGATTCCGGAAAATGATATTACACTGTTTCGGGGATACTTAGGCAAAAAGGGTCGGCATGTACGCGCAGACGTAGAAAATCTTATCGATAATCTTTCTGATAAGGGCAAATTAGCCTTGCTGATGCTAACTGAAACTACAGCCCTCGCTGATCCGCTGGAAAGCATGGAAGCTGTTGGGCAGGTGGCAGTAAACAGAATGAACACAAACGATCCGGACTTTGATGATGTCACAAGCATTGCAGATGTTCTAAAGCAGCGCAGCACGGGGCGCGGCAGCGGATCAAAGATGTTTCAGTTTGACGGGCTAGAACCTACGAGTGTCAAGAACCGCCTTACAGAAGTTATGGGCGGTGGCGCACAGGCAGCGTTGGATAAAATTTACAGTGCTGCAGACAACGTAATTGACATGAATCCTAGACTGGGCGGTGAAGGCGCAGATGGCAGAGAGCCAGCTATCCCACTCAGTGTCCTATATTACAAGAAGCCGGGATCAGAAGGCGGCGGCTTTATGGACAAACGACATTATATGGAACCCTACACTACAATCGGTGGACATCAGTTCTACAATGTGAACTTTGAATTCCCCGGTAGACACAGTGGAAGGTAGACATTCGCTGGCTACCCGCATTTTCACGCGGCCCCAGCACAACCGGAGCGGCTACCCACAGCCAAGTGGCCCCGCTAGTGAGGTAACTAAAAATGGCAAAAAAACCACGCGGACACCGCGCAAACAAGCCCAACGATAGTTTCGGAACCGTAAACGATCAAGGTCTTTACAGAGGAAAATATCGTGAGGGAGTCTACGACGACGAAGATTCAGAGGAAAATCAAGAAGAGCTAACGGCCCAAGAAGCCCAAGAAGAGGACACCAGTGAAACGGCCACTCCTCAAGAAACAGAAGGTTCTTTTGCACCGCAAAAAGCGGAACAAGATTCTCCGGAATACAAGAAGCGTTACGACGACCTTAAGCGTCATTACGACAAGAAGCTTAAAGAGTGGCAGGAAAAAGAAGATGACTACGTGTCTCGTTTGATGACTACTAGCTCTACTCCTGCCCCCGATCAAGAATCGGGACTAGACTTGGAAAGCTTTAAGGAACGTTATCCTGACGTATATAACGCGATCCACAAGATCTCTTCAACGCAATCCGAAGCACGTATGAAGACTCTTGAGGAAGAACTCAGCACTATTCGAGACCGTGAAAAAGCTCTTGAAAAGCAAAAAGCGTATCAAGAATTGCTGAGAATTCATCCCGACTTTGATGAGTTAAAGGGAAGCAGTGAGTTTTCCGAGTGGCTCGACGGTCAGCCCAAGTCCATTTCTGACGGCGTTTACAACAACGCTACAGACGCAAAGTGGGCATCTAGGGTGGTTGATCTTTACAAAGCGGACACGGGCTTGACCAAAAAACCCGCACGAACCCGGAAAAAAGATGACGCAGCGATGGCTGTATCAACACCTGCTTCCAAAGAAGTAATGGCTAACTCCGGCAACAAGCGAGTTTGGAAAGCTTCGGAAATCGGCAAAATGAAGCCGTGGGAATTCGAAAAGGCGGAAGCCGAACTCGATGCCGCACGAGCAGAAGGCCGAATCGACTACAACAACTAACCTAACCTCCAAGGAAGGAAAGACCAATGGCTTTTGACAGCGCATCAGGTTACAACAACCTGCCTTCCGGTAACTTTACACCGGAAATTTTTAGTCAAAAAGTTCTCAAGTTCTTTCGTCGCGCTTCGGTTGCAGAAGACATCACGAATACTGATTACGCTGGCGAAATCGAGAACTTCGGTGATACCGTTCGTATCATCAAAGAACCAACCATCACCGTTTCTAGCTACGCTCGTGGCTCGGTGGTAAACCCGCAAGACCTCGCTGACGATCAGACCACTATGGTCGTGGATCAGGCGAACGCCTTTGCATTCAAGATTGACGACATCGAAGAGCGTCAGTCTCACGTTAACTTCGAGGCACTTGCCACCTCTTCGGGTGCGTACTCCTTGAAGCGTAACTACGACGCCAACATCCTGACTGCTATG